CCCTCTTGCTGCATCTGTTGCAGCGGATCGGGCGGCGGCTGTTGCGGCATCATGGGCTGACCGCCTTCTCCGCCTTCTTGCTCCATCTGAAGCATACCGGGCGGAAGCATCATCTTGGCGCGCTTGGCAATCTCTTCTGCGCCTTCAACGTCCAGGTTCTTTGCAATGATGTCGCCAGCAATGGCACCAAGCTGCGGCATGGCCTGGATGAGCTGCGTCAACTGCTGAATAGCCTCTTGGCGCTTGGACGCATACGACGGTCCCATGATCACGCGGACGGACTTAAAGCCCATCTGCGTCATATCGTTTGTGATCATCTGTTCGCCGTCATAGGTAACAGATGGTGTATTAATCTCGGTTTCTGTTTCGGTGCCGTCTTCGCCCATCAGACGCAGCGTGCGCTGGCTGTCGTAAATCTTGGGCATCATGTCGAGCATGACGCGGCCGGCGTGTTCCAACGAATGCTCGAGGTTGTCGGTGAAGTGGAACGTGGCCTGGTTGCCTTGCTCAACACGCGCACCGATGGCAACGCCACTCGTCTCGTTGCTCTTATTTCCCAACGCAGCATCGTAAATGCCCGTCGTTGCCTTCATGTCGTCAGCCAACATCTGCGCCATCTGGATCAAGCCCGTAGGCAGCGGCGGCGGCGCTATGCGGGTCGGCTGTCCTCCGGGCACGTCCTTGTCTGGATCATAAAGCAGATACGGCGTTGACGAGGTGTTGGCGTTGTCCCACAGCGAGCGGTATTTGCCGATCTGCTTTGGCGTTGCCAGATAGGGCGATTTGGGCTGCTGGCCTAAACTTTCAGCGGCCACAGACATGAAATAGTTATGAAGTTGCTGCGGTTCACGCTGGAACCGGATGAGGCCATGGCGATAAACGCCTTGCTCAAGCGGCACTTCTGCGCCTATGACCGGAATAATCGGAATCCAGCGGCAGGGGCACTCATACGTCTCTTCGAGGATGTCATCACCAGATACAAGCGTCATCGTAACTTTGTGGGTCTTGCTCTGGCGCGTTCCAGCAATAAGACCCATCTCTTTAAGCATCTGAAGCTGCTTTTTCGGCATGTCGGTGATGTTCACCGTTTCGCCGGTCTTCAGCTTGGCAATGGTAATAGGGACTTCTGTACGCTTCCAGAACTCAGCCACGCGCACAGTGTCCGTTGATCCCCAGGTGATGCCGGATGAATTGGTGCCAGTCTCGGGCGGGTTTTCGATGCTGTTCTGGCTCTTGCCGGGCCATTTTTTCTTGAAGGCTTCGCGCGGCCAAATCTCGCTGACCAGACAGAAGCCCATATTCGAGCGCGCGGGCTCCAAATCGGACGGATCGGCAAACACAGACAGCGGGTTGAATATCCGCTTAATCATAATCTCTTGGTCGAAGCTCTCTTCGTCCTTGTAATCCGTCATAATGCGGAACCAGCCAATCCCGCACGCAACCATGTGCTCAACGGCACCAGCATACACATGCGAGGCAGACGAGTTGTATTGGATCTGACGGAACAGACCGTTTGCAATCTCCGCCATGTCGCTGTCGTCATCGCCATCGGGTTCGACTTTGATGGTCGGCATGTTCTGGCGAATGGGGTTCGACACCTGGCGCAAGAACTGGCCAGAGCGGTTGATCGTGATCATCGGGCGCTTGCCACGCTCGGCGCGGGCTGCATCGTCCCAATGGAAACCAGCCACAAAGCGCAGATCGTCCATTGCCTCGCGCCGGTTATCGCGGTCGAATTCAGAACTGACGGACAAAGCCTCGCGGGCTTCTTTAACAATGTCTTCCATCAGTCCGATGCGTCCTTTTTAGGCGGCGGCGTATAGCCGATGATCCTGTAAAGCTGGCCAAGCGGCCCTTTCTTGGGTTCACCTCCAGGATTGAACTTAGCGCCTTCCCGCACGTTCATAATCGGAACGATGCCCTGAGAAGTCTCAGCCGTTTCGACAATCTTGCGCTCTTCAATCCATGAGCGGTCTGTCTCGAAGTCGTACATGGGCCAAACGACAACGCGCGCACCGTCTCTGTCTTCAACCTTGGCGTTGGGATACGCCTTCAGGATCGTGAGCAGCGCGGCCTCGCTAATCTCTTTCACACACCCATCCAATGGCCTTGATGGTTTCCAATGTTTCCAAAGTCCCAATTGCCAAGATCATCTGGAAACGGTAGGCCGCTCTCGTAAACGTCAAACATGCGTGCAAGGCTGTCGAGCATGTCATCATGCAGCCCGACCGGGAACGCCTTGTATTCTTCCTCGATAAACGCCTTGACCAGATCAACAGTGTGGCCCTGGTAGTCAGTCTTGTAGAGCTTCTGCGGAAGCCAGATTTTGCCCTGATCAAAGTATGGCATCAGGCGCTTGATACGGTCGTTCTTCGGCATTGGGCCGCCAAGTTCTCGGATGCTGAAACGATAGTTTCGCCGCTCCATCTCCGAATACATGAACTCAATGTCGGCCATCATGCCGTACTTTTCATACCCAACGTCGTTCGGCTTGTAGGTGCGATGAAGATCGAAGAGAGCTTCGGCACGCTGCTTCAGGTTGAGCCGGTCGCGGATCATATCGAGCGCGTAAATGTTCTGGTCCGAGTTGAACCCGATCACCCAAATAGACGTGTAGTCGCTGGACTTCTTTTTCTCGCTGGCCGCGTCCACCAAAATGGCGACGTTCTGGCCTTCGCGCTGCGTCTTCTCGTACTTGCGCAGCCATTCGACCTTGAACGCCTGCGTCTCATCTGCTTTCGGATTCTGCAGCATCTGACACCCGAACGTGTAGGGTCCCATGTCCCGATACTTCTCAGCCAGCTTTTCCCTCGTCAGCAGGATTGGCTCGCCGTCAATCGTCCCGTCCTGCGTGGCAGGATAAACGCGCGCCGGAACGCCTCGGTCCATGATGGTCTTGTAGGTGTCGTTGAAGTGATATCGCGTGCCGATGTAGCGCGTTCTGGCGTGTTCAGATCCGAGATTGCGCGACAGCTCCCAGGCTTCCGTCACCTTCTGGATCATGTCCGGCGTTGTCACACTCTCGCGTGTTACAACGTCATCATAAACCATCAGCTTGTAATGCTTTGATGTCGGCTGACCATCGACCAAACCCCAGGCCTCTACCGTCGCCTCTTTCGGATTGCTGTCCCGCTTAACGGTCAGCCCTTCGTCCTCTGACCACTTCGGGCTTTCCGCACCCGGGTTCGCGTAGAGGATATCTGGAAACAACTCCTGCAGAAGCTTATTGGTCTCGAACTCCCGCTTGATCTGACGGAGAAACGCTTTGGCGATGGGCCGTGTGTGCGAGAAAATGCCGACCGTGACGTTAGGGTCTTTCAGGATCTCTTGGATCGTCAGCGCAAAGGTTATGATCGTGCTCTTGTAGTGGCCGCGTGCCCAGAGATCCAAGTGTCCGTCCGGGTCTGCCTGTATTTCCCGGCAGCGGTCGAACACCCAATCTCTGTCCGCGTCAGTGCGCTTTAGCCCGTGAACCAGCAGAAAGAACAGGTCGGTCTGGCACAATCCCCTGATGATCGGCGCTGCCTTCTCCATCGGCAAACGCTTCAAGGAACTCAGCAACCGCGTGTAATCCTTTCGCGAAGTCAACAGCCGCATCTGTTGCATCTAGCTCAACCTGCTTTGGAACAACCTTAGCAATGACGTTCAAATAAACGTCTGGCTTCTCTTCCCGGCACCGGCTTACAGCAGCAGCGCCGTGGTCTTTGAAATCCCTGTAAAGGCATTCAACAAAGAGATTATCGAGCTTCGTCCGCGCGCCCTTTGGCCTCCCAGCCGGGTTGCCTGACTGTCCAGGCTTAAACGGAACGCCGCGCTGTTTGTTTGCTGTAGGTGCAGCGCCATCTGCAACCTTGGCCTTTGTATCGGCCATCGTTCTCTTCCCTCTTAGATATGCTTCAGCAACCAGCCGGCAACGGCGATCTCGAGGCCGCCGCCGCCGATGGGAATGTTGACACCAAAGAACTTCGCCAGCCCTGCCAGGATGAGAACTGTCCCGATAAGGCTGGCAATGGGTTTGATGGGGGCTAGGGCTTGATTGAGATCCATCTTCATGCCTCTCAAGCCGACGCCAACGCAGGCTGCACTGCCGTTTTCATCTTCGCCAGCATTTCCTTAAGCTCCCGAATGGCGCGGTCATCGCTGATTGACACATGGTTGTGCAGCACGCCCCCGGAAGGCTGCGAAGCGCCCGTCGCAACGATCTTTGGCTTCAAAGGCGAGACGGCAACGGGGTCCTCGGTCTTGATGCCGAAGAAGGCGAAGAAAAACGCCGTTGTCGGAAGCATGGTCGCCCCGAGCGCGATGAAGAAGCCGATGACGATGTCGGTCACCGTCAGCGTCACGTCGTCAGGGTTGAGCGCGTCCTTGGCGTCCGTTCCGGTTCCAAGCAGATAGATCTTACCCATCCAGTCGGTTTGCGCGGATGCGGCTGAGAACCCGGCCTTCACGGTAACGGCCTTTTCGGTCTTGCCGTCCAGAATGCGCTGCGTGGCCTCGATGCGCTTGGAAAGATCCTCGACCTTTTCGGCCGTAGCAATGCGGGCCTCAAGGTTGGCCTTGTCCTCCATGAGCACGAGGCACTTGCGCTTGCAGCCGCCACGGCGGGTTTCCAGTTCGATCTTCTTGTCTGCAGCTTCAAGGCTGGCGCGCAGGCCGTCCGCCGTGACTGTTGCGGTCCAGGCGTTCTGCTGTTTCAAGTCGGTGAGCTGTTTGCGCCAGAAGGCCAGATTGGTTTTTTCGCTCTCGAGAGCATCCTGGGTGTTCTTGTAGGCGGCGGTCTGAACGGTGGCCTCAAGGGTTGCCTTGTTGCGCATGCCGACCGTGTAGCCAAGGTGCGAGTAAAATTCGAGCGCGATGAAAAACACGCCAAGGATTCCGACGATGCGGGCCGGGCCGATAGCGCCGAACTCACGCAGGAAGCGCTTGGCCGGGAAAATGAAGGCG